GAGACATTTATGGCCGGAGTATTTTAGACTTGTCAAAGAACTCAAACCAACTTGGATCATTGGAGAAAATGTTAGTGGACATGTTAAACAAGGTCTCGACACCGTACTCGAGAACTTGGAAAGTGAAGGTTACTCCACGAGGACGTTTAGTATTTCAGCTTCTAGCGTCGGCGCAAACCACAAAAGAGAAAGAATCTGGGTTTTGGCGCACTCCGGACGCCCATTGTGGGAGGGGACCGAGTTCAGAAAAGAGAATGAAAATGAAATTAGAAAAGGGAATGCCAATCAGTCTGAACGATCAAGTAGCACATCCAAACTTAATGTGGCCAACTCCCAACGCGAGAGATTGGAAAGACTCGGTGAGCAAAGTTCCACCTTCAGTGGGGAAAACGAGGGGTCACAGTTTGGGAATGAAAGTGGCAGAGAGGGAAATGTGGCCAACTCCGACAGTGAACGACTCAAAGAACAATGGAGGTCCGAGTCAATTTCGACGAAAGGGGACAAATCTGAATGTAGCAGTAGCGAAGAGAGGGTCGGATGGTGGGAGTTTGAACCCGACGTGGGTCGAGTGGCTCATGGGATACCCAACAGGGTGGACAGACTTAAAGCGCTAGGCAATAGTTTAGTACCTCAAATTCCTTTTATGATTGCAAATTGTATCAAACAGATAGAAGGACTAGATAGCCTTTAAGAATTCTATCTTTATTACAACACCTTTCGGTATGACTTGGGCCCGTCCAAATAAATCATCTTCGTCGTAGTGGTCCTTGTCTGCCGATATGGTAATATTATCTTTATCCTCTTTAATTAAATATCCAAGTGAAGAAACAGTGCAAGGTTTACTTGATAGCAGCTCTTCTTTGCTCTGCCAACCAGATAAGGTGCATTCATTTGTATCCAACCAAACGACATTTACCATCTCCATACGCTAACTATAAGGGAGATTTTAGGCAAATCAATTTTTTTTCTGAAAAACCAAAAACCTACGCGCGCCAAGCTAGGAGCTTGAAAAAGCTTGATAAATATAGCTTTTTGAAAATCTACTCTACCACGTCTACCACGGGCGTGGTAGACCAAAATTGTGCTATTATTGTTGAAATATATGGTGTTTTGCTACTCTACCACCACTACCGGGGGTTTCAGCTATTTTTTTATTTTTAAAAAAATGTTTTCCCAAATCTCCCCTTATACTCCGGTCATCCACGCTCCACGGCCCACGTACCAATAACCAAGAGAAATGAATAACCAACAAGAAAACTACAAAAAAGAACAGATGAACTATAACGTCCGTGTCTGTATCGAATGCCACGGCACGGGGAAGATCGAGAAGCTACCCTGTCCCTTTTGTGACGGACGGGGTGAGCTCGATCGTGTCAAACCTAAAGAGTTCGACGAATAAAATTAGGAAGAGAACCTTCTTCTTTGAACCAAGCGTAGGCAGCTTTCCAATCTTTCTTGTACTCTGCTTTTAAGAAGTCTTTGAACTCTTCTTCTTTTTGATCCTCACTCTTAAAGAAATTTAAGAAGTGATCTTTTGCTTTTTGGGTTAGATTAAACATATCAATATTTCCTTTCATGGTTCAGTTTTTATCAAAAAGTCAAGAGAAAAGAATTGCTGATTTTTAACACCAGGTATGCTAAACTACGCGTAGAAAGGCGATAGACATTAAAACAGGAAAGGTTTATTTCGTGTATAATGGCAATACAATCAATAGAGATCTAGTCAATTTTTAACAACAGTATTCACTCTGTCGTCTTTCGACTAAAAAACGTCTTCTAATAATCCGGCTTGAACACAGGTAAATTTTAAATCAGCCCCTACACCCGACATATCTTCCATAAATAAATCGTAGTATTGACTGCAGCTTTCAAACGTATCATGAACAACTCCCGAAGCCATGCGAACGCATTGGTAATCGACATTAATTGTGCCTAAACAAACCCACCCAACTAAAAAAAATTTCATCATAATCCCTGGTCAATCTTACCATAGTATTGATCCACTCGTCGAAGAAATTCATGTTTATAGTGCTTCAATTGCGCGCCACTGATAATCCATTCTTGATAATAATTATCCACGGAACACATCATAATCATCGCTTTATCAATAGAGGTCCCATAGACATAGTCATGAGCCATGGCATAAGCCGAGAGCTGCAAGAAATAATCCTCGATCCACTCATATCGTTTGGGTTTATTCGTCTGTTTGAAGTCAATGATCGTGATCTCACCATCGTGTTGAGCGACCAAATCCGCACTACCTGCATACAATTCAGGGTAATACATCAGAGCCTCGATACCGTAATACCCCTCTAGACGGTCCTTTAAACCGTTTTTTATAATCTGTGTTGCCATACTATGAGCATTTTGACCAATCGGAGTCAAATCTAAATGCTGTTGACCCGATACCCACCCTTCAATAATATTATGCATCGACGTTCCACGTTTCGAGGCTTCTTCTACAATCTTCTTGGCTTTCTCTTTACCAACACGTTTTTTCCACTCTGTCAAAAACGATTTGTCTTTTGTGTTTCCTAAAATCGTCGTGACACTCGCCAATGATACTTGATCTTTGACATCGTAGGTTCGACCCTTACCTTCCGTATCGCTTCGAATAAACGACGTCGGATAATAAAATTTATTGATTTTTTCCATCTAACTCCTCAATCTTTTTGCTGTCTTCATCCCAAGGAACGTACTTCAATCGAACACCCATCTTCTGTTGTTCTTCGGTTAACGCACGATAAATACGTCCCCCTTTATCATGCGTTCCTGATTTTGTTTTTCGTTTGCTTTCAGTCTTTACATCCACCAAGAAACTATTGCCATCGCTATCAGTGACAACAAGATCAAAAGGACATAAAGGATCCAAAGAAATAGCCACATAATACCCTTTCCTAATATAATCGACTGCTGCTGATAATTCTGAACTAATACCTTTTCTAGATTTCAGATTACTAGCCATGCATCAGCCCCCTTTGATATAAGTAAGACGGTAATCATCACCAATGATACTCTCATGTAAAATAGGTTTCTCAACTTTGATAAATCCTTTCCCATTACAACGAGAACATTTTAACACTACAATCTCGTTCTTGCTTCTTCTTGTTTCAATGTAACCGGCGCCTTGACACTCACCGCATTTGAATTTAGCCTTTGCCATTTTTCTTTTCTTCTTTTCGAGCCAAGTATTCAATGGTCTTCGATATGGTCAACGGTGCTTCAAAAATATTTTTACTGAGATGAACTAATATCTTGTAAGTGTCGGCCGGAACCGACACAGATTTATATTTTTGTATATCAGGCATTCTCTTCCTCCTGTTGCATTTGTTCTTCCTCTTCTAATAGTCGATAGTATTCGTTAGTTTTGGACATGTTGTTTCTCCTTTATTAATGACAGGATTATATTACCTGCTTCTCGTTCGGTATTAGCAAAACAAAAATCACTGATCTCGTGTTTCATTACAGCATTTAAAAATTCTGCAAGAGTCTCACCTTTCATTTCTGTCACTAGTTCTTTCTTTCTGTCTATTACATACATATTGTACCTTCTTTCTTTTTATTAATATATGGGAAAATATACTACAAAATGGGTGGTTGACAAAGAAAAAAATATAGTCAAAAATGAAGCTCTTCTTCACTTTTGTTTGCTCGTCCTATCGTCCGATAGGGCGGGCCCCTACTTTAAGTTCTTTTCTATGTCTTCTTTGAGAGTGTGGACTTCTAGAGCTATTCTGTTGAGATCATCTACAAAAGGCTTGACAACCTTACTAGCATCTCCTTGATATTTCTTTCGTACATTTTTGACAACGCGATGTAAAACTTTTAATTGACGTAGGTATAATTCTTCTCTCATTATTTTTGTTCCTTAAATTCATAAAAATAATTTGTATCATCTCCGGCTGTCCACTTACTAATTGATTCCACATTATATTCTATTGTTGATACTTTGAAGTCTGGTTGTTTTGGTTCAGATGGTGTTAATGACTTATCATAAAACAATGTTCTGTTATTGGGTTGAGCTGCGAAGTGACCATTATCTAATTCAATAATATTAAAAGATTTATGTTCTTGTGGAACTTGAGAATAATTAATATTGGGTAAGTTATGATCAGCATGACAGCTATCAATTGTAAAAAGATACTCTCCTTGATACCATTTCTTTGAAGGTGATAAATATTTTGCCCTGGGTGGCACAGTTGTTTTTTCTATCACGGTGATGTGATAACTAAAAGCATCCCATAGCTCTAGTTCTTCTAAGGGTAAATCATCTTTGACTTTTGGTGAATTAACAAAAGCACTGATAGGAAGTTTATCATACAATGCAGCATACTCAGGTATGTATGTTTCAAAATACAAAGCCCTGCCTTGGATAGATTTAACGGTAGCCCAAATGCCTTCGACATACTCACCATGTCCTTTTTCTAAATCATAGAGGTATTGTTTTTTTACCCATACTTTAACAGGTGGTACGTTTGCTACTAAAAAACTCATTTAATTTCTCCCCAGTTATTTCCTTTTTCGTAATCGACTTTGTTTGGAACTTCTAGTTTAACAGCTTCTTCCATAACCTCAATTATTTTCTGTGCTTGTTTTGGGTTCTCCACCGAAACATCTAGTTCATCATGTATCTGAATCATAGGAATAACCCCCTCCCGATACAATTTGACCATGGCAATCTTTGTCATATCCGCAGCACTACCTTGAATTAGTTTATTCAAAGCCTTGTAAGTGAACGCTCTTTTAATCCCCGGTCCATGTTCCGCTAGTGCATCTGCGTGAGGCAATGGTTTGTGAATACCAAAGCTAGCTGGTTCCCATAAATCAAAATGACAAATACGACCACCAATCGTGCGAATGCGTCCACGTTCTTGAGCCCTGCGTGATACAGCATCGATGAGTTGTTTCACGAACGGAGCTCGCTCATGATATTGTTTCAAAAGTTTCTCTGCTTGCTCGACCAAGAGTCCTAGTTCTGCCATTAATTTATTTTTACCCATGCCATACATCAAACCCAGGTTAATCGTTTTGGCGTCTTTTCTATTGATGTCAGCCATGTCTGCGACCGCTTGATGAAAGTCTGCGTCACCTTCACGGTACGCGTTCACAATATCACCAACTCCTTGCAGTTGTGATAGAGCTGCGTAATGAACCACGATCCTCGGTTCTTGTTGAGAATAATCGAAGGCACCCCATACACAGTTCTCTTCTGGTAAAAACAAACTACGAATTAACGGACCAATTTTCTTACTTCGAGCGGGGATTTGCTGAAGATTAGGATTAGAATAAGAGAATCGGCCCGTCACCGTTCCACCGTCATCAGATCGTATTTGATTGATGTCCGCATGAATTCTTCCGTTGTGCTCGTGTTCTAAAATCGTATCAATAAATGTCGTGTGCGCTTTGTTAATTTCTCTCGCTTGAGCAATGGCTTGTGCTATTTCGTTAGGGTGTTGTGATAAAAAGTTCTTGGTAAAACTCGGAGCTCCAGTAGCTGTTTGATCATAGGGTAGTTTTAGTTTATCAAAGACTTTCGCAATAGATGCAGCTGCCCAAATCTCTACATTCAAACCTGTTTCATCTTTGATCTTTTTTAAATATTGTTTTTCTTCTTTGACTAAATCTTTTTTTATTTGATGAGCTTTGTCCAGGTCTACTCGAACACCTTGAAATTTCATATCAACCAAACAAGGAAAGAGTTCTATTTCTGTATTGAAAATATCCCATAGATCCTGTGCTGTAATCTCTTGTTGTAATCGTTCCCAAAGTTTCAGTGTAGCGACAGCATCTTGTTCTGCATACTCACCGACATGCATTGCCGGTAATCTCCACATTTCTTTTTTAGGATTGACACCCCATTCTTTTGCAGCTTCAAATAATAATTTTTCATTCTTACCCATGCCCACATATTCTCTGGCCAAAGAGTCTAAGTTATATCGCAGTCTATTTTCATTTACTAAAGAGCCTGCAATCATCGTGTCAATAATCTTTCCTTCAATCTTTAAACCTGCAGCTCGTATCCACGATACGTCATACATCGCATTGTGAAATATTTTTGTAGCCGGAGTTTTCAAAATATCTTTGAACCAATCCATGACAATCTTCTTGTCAATGTTACCCCCACCTTCATGAGCAATCGGAAAGTATCCTTGCCAACCTTCGACAGCCACCGCGATACCCACAATCTCACCATCACCACGAACACTACCTGAACCAAGTGTCGTAAGATTGGGATCTCTTGTTTCTAAGTCAATCGCAATTTGTTTGGCTTGTGATAAATCTTTTAGTTCATCCGGTGGCGTCCACTCCGTTTGCGGAGAGAACATCGGTATCTGTAAATTATTTCTTGCCATACTTTTCTTCGACCATCTCTCTCCATGCTTGTTGCATGGCTTGAGTTACGTCTTCATGTAAAACTTTTAAATAACCAATATCAATCTCTACAGTCTTGTGTTTGTTTTTGTAAAAATTATCAATCTCTTCATCACTCAAACTTACATAAAGTTTTTTATCCATGTATATAATTCTCATTTTATTACCTTCTCCCATCGGTATTTCGGTTTTCTATATATTTCTTGTGACTGTCTTTTGATACCGTCCCGCTCTTCTTTTTTCTTCCATGCCTTAGTTGTGTCTTGTGTTTGTCCTACAATTTTCATTCCAATTGCTTTACACGCACTTCCTTTTTCCTCAACCAAAGTATACGTAATCATCTTTTCATAACCCATTGCTTCTGCGACTCTCCAAGAACGACCATATAAAAAACTGTTTGTATTCTTTGGAGCATCATCCAAAACACAGGAGCGAAGAAGTTCAATTGTTCTTTTATTATCTAGTGTTGCAGAAATAGGTCGACCACAAATAGCAACACCAACTAATTTATCTTGATGAACAGCCCCAATAGCAAATTTATATCCTTGTACTCTTTTGTTATGAGAATGATATTCATCTACAAATTCATTTGATTCTTTTAATGTCATGGGAACAACAGAAAAATTTTTACTCATAAAGAGTAAGACCTTTCATAATTTCTAGGACTCACAATATGCAATTCTTTTTTTGCCCTGGTTGTTGCTACATAAAATAAACGATGTAATTCATCTGGACTCTTATCGCTTTGATCTAATGCAGCTTTGGTTAAGTCTGGTAAAACTAAAACTTTATCTGCTTCACCACCCTTGGCTCCATGTATCGTCGACAAAAGAATTCTAGGATTACGATTTATCTTTTCCCCATTTGCTCTCATATTTCTTATATAATTTTCAGTAATTGTATCTAATTTATCAAAACTTTCAAACCATACTTTGTCTGATAACAAACCATGTTCCTCTTGACATTGTGATAAATAATACTTTGTATTAGAGTGTAATGTTTTACCATCACGAAAACCTGGTGCAACGTTTGCACCAAGATAAGAATAGATACTTTTGATTTCTAGATTTGTTAAAAGTTCTTTCTTTCTCCATGATTCCCAATTCGATATTGCCAATAACAATTCTAGTGATACAGAATTTTTTCCTCGGTGTTGATAATACCAACCTTGTAATTCACACAACTCTTTGACGTCTTCTAAAAAATAATGCGCAGTCGATAAGATTAACCATTGACCTTCACTCATGTCTACTTGAGTTACATCACTGTGATATTTTAAAACACCTGTTTCTTCTCTTGGTTTATAGATTTTATCATATCGGTTTGAAACGTTTGCAATAATTCTTTGTGATAGTTCATGAATAGGTCCACCAGGTATTCTGTAAGATTGTTCTAAAACTTTTATCTCGTCCACTTCTTCTTTCAATGCAATGAAGTGATCAATGTCAGCTCCGGCCCACTGAAAGATAGCTTGGTCATCATCACCTGCGATGTATGTCTTCTTTGACTTCTTCCACATCGTGCGAACCATTTGCCATTGCAAATAAGATAAGTCTTGCGCTTCATCAATAAACAAAACATCAAACTCTGGTGACATATCTTTCTCAATAAAATCTAATAACAAATCGGTAAAGTCTTTCATGTTTCTTTCTTTTTTGTATCGAGCTAATTCTTTATCTATCAAATACAAAGTATCTCTTTCAATATCTAAAAGATGTTCGTTCTTATCGTATTGTTCGAGTACAGATATACCTTTGACTTTTGCTTTCTCTATGGTTTTTAAATATTCATTATCAGAATTAAATATACCGTCTTCATCAGAAAACGCTGCAGCTTTAATGGGAATACCACATTTCAAACCAAAGTCTCTGTAGTCCTGTGGTCTCATCATTCCTTCTTTGGTTGCCCCTAAAAATCTAAAAGCAAAAGAATGTAGTGTTCTAAAAAAAATTAAATCTTCTTTCTCATCTAAATTAAATTTATCGACAGCCCTTTGCTTTGCTTCATTGGCAGCTTTCTTGGTAAAAGAGAAGTATCCTATCCTCTTTGGTCGAATACCTTGTTGAATAAACTGATCAACCAGATTCAGTAGGGTTGTTGTCTTACCTGTTCCTGGTGGTCCTAGTATTATCGTTTTCATAAAATCCCCTGTTGTAACACTTAATACAGTAATGCTCGTCTGCTTTTGATTTTCTTCCTGGTTGAAGAACTTTTTCTCTTGTGATGATCATCGACCAAGAATATTTTTTATTACAAACCATGCATCTAATAATGCTCGTCCGCATACTTCACTCCCGATATACTAGGTTCTGATTTCTTCATCGCTTTTATTTTTACAATACGGGGTGTTTGATTTTTCAAAGTCATTCGAACTTCTTCTACAAATACTTCTGCTTGCTTCAATAAATTACCTGTCTTAGTTTTATCTAACTCCCAATTATTTCTTTTGGCAAAATTATAAAAGTCTTCCAATCTGAAATAACTATGGTCATCATCGGTCCACGACATTTTGTTCAGCATATCTTCTTTCGTTCTTGCAGCTGGGCGATTCACTGTGAAGTCATACAATAGATTCTCTAATTGATTATCATGATTCAATGACTCGAGAGGTTTAATCTCTTGTAAGTTTTCTAATAGTTCTTTCAGTATCACTTGTCGCCAATCTCGTGGGGCTACATTGGCCACCACGAGATTAGCTTGGTCAAGACAACAAAGAGCAAACATATTGGGACTATGTAATTCTTCTGATTTTAATTTGATGACTTTGCCATCGACTTCTAAAAACCATTCCGGTGGATTAGAAGTTATCTTTGTTAAATTTTTTAGTTCGGGTAATTGCTCGTCTTCAAAACCAACTCCATGCTTTTTTGTTTTACAAATACCTGCTTGGCAAACTGAATTGATGGGTGCATCTTTACATCGATACTTATCATATCCTTTTCGCTCTAAAGATTTGATGACACCTAAAACTTCTGCAGCTTTGAGTTGTGGCACCACGTATTTTTGATTTGCTTCTTCTAATAAATCTTTCCAATTATCTGGATCGACTTTTTTGTAGAACACTCCAATATTGAATAAAGCATTGTTTCTACTACCTTCTCCGAAGCCATCCTCAGCTAATTTATTAAGACAAGGTGGTCCTTCTTCAAACACTTCTTTGATTTTTGGTTTGGTAATTTTTATCTCATCAAGAGAAACCTCGGTCAGCGATACACGATCATACAGTTCAATAAACTCTTCTAGTTGTAATGCGTCACCATTTTCATTCAAAGCGTATCGCATACTTTTGATACCACCATGATAGGGTAAATTTAAAAAGCTACCGAGATGTCCTTCTTTGACTAACACCTCATCCTGCTTTGGAAATATTTCTGATGATTGATAACCGAGTAAATCAGCTATCGCTTTGAGTTTTATTCTCATCAGCTTTGCTGATACAAATTCTTTTACAAATAAAAATACGTGAGCTCCACCGGACTTTGATCGAAACACAACCATTGGTAGATTATGTTTTCTAATTTTCTGAATTAACTTTTTATGGTCGAGATTGTAAATATCAATATCAATACAGCCCCACTTACATTGATTATTTTCATTAATAGGAATAATACCTAGAGCTGGGGGTTCACCATCTAAATGTTTTTGCCACAAGTCATTAGTGACAATCTTTCTTTCAAATCCCGATTTTACTTTTTCTTTTCCACGGTCATCACGTTCACCTGTTTTGTAGGTATAACCATGCGCTTCATTAAAGCCTTCAAATATTTGTTTAAATCTTTCTTGCATACAATCCCCTTTGTGAGGGTGGGGCCATCAAACCCCACCCGTGCGAGCAATCCCTTAGAAGGGAACTTTATCTTCTGCTGTTTCTTCACCACCGTGTTTTGCTTGCACATCTCCTTTGGATACACTATCAGCAAAACTTTTTGCTTGCTCGTAGATCGACATGTCTTGAACAGGTCCAATCTTACCTACTGACCACGTAGACCATGTGCCTTTTTTATTAGACATCTCTACAGTTTTCAGTTGATACATATGACTGAACATTGGTGGTGTAAACTTTCCGTTTGTACCTTGAAGTTTGATACCACTGATCATCGAGTTCCATTGTCGACTCGTCTTCAAGCTAGTAGATTTCATAGTGATCAAAGCGGTTTCAGCGCTTCCATCATCACCTAATACCATCACATAATACGATGCAGTGTTTTCCAAATAATTTCCATTTGGTAACCTATCCTTTCCCATTGCATCTCTTTGTGCTGTGTTGATAACATCAGAACTAGCAGGGTGAACAGCTATTGGAGCACCCGGTCCTTCACCTCGGTCGGACCATTCCACGTATTCTCTTTTGTAATAACAAGGCACCACAGTGATACCTTTGTCACCATCATACAGTTCTTTCGAAACTGTATTAAAGAGCATACCAGGTTCTGCACCTTCCACATATTCAGCCTTAGATTTCTTAACTTGCGGAGATAAATCACCTAAGATCCGTATAAAAGGAAGAGCGAGATCATCGGCTCCAATATGTTCCATGCCTTTGTGAGCATCGCTTTCAAACATACTTGCGATAGGCAAGTTGTCTTTCTTCGTTTGTACGCTATTCGCGGTCTTCGTTTCTTGTTTCATGTTTCACGTTCCTTTATTTTTTACGGGTTATTTTAGTTTCATCTTTAATAAAAATATTAAAGAGATCAGAGGGCATGTCCAACCCGTTTTGAACACGCTCTCTGAATAGCGCTCTCAATGTGGATGGTTCAACCTTTTGAGATTGTTCGGGTTCATATCCACTTGATGCGGCAAGGCCAAAAAACTCTTCAGCCTTGTTATCCTCGCCGGTGCCAAAGCTAACAGCAACATTGTTTTTAATAATATCACCTAAGCCATTGTTGCGAAGCCATTCATGCGCCTTTTCTTTAAGTTCCGGATCAGCTTTGACGGTGCAGCTATATTTCTTTTTTACTTCTACTTTACTACCGTCAATCATATTCAAAGACGCTAAACCTTGTTCTGATAAAAGATTGGGTATTACTTCAGAACTAATAACATCTCTTCTGTTCTCGAGTTCTTTTAGTTCTGCTTCTTTATCAGAAATTAATTTATCTAAATCCAACATCTCTTGACACTTAGAAGCCAACTGTTGAATGTTATCTGTGTTCGATGCAAAAGACTCTTGGTCTTTTTCCATCGCCTTCATAAGATCGCTCATTACTCTATCCTTTCTTGTATAAGTCAATACTTAATGGATAATATTTAAACTCTCTTTTATCCCATTTCAAGAGATTAAATTTACCCGTGGTAATATCACTGACAATGGCTGTTGATAAACCAATGACAGCAGGATCACCGGTGCACAGAATATAATCCTGGGCACGAAAGTCCTGTAGGTTTTTTCTCATTTTAAAAACAAAAGGACCTGTACTAAAAACTATTTGTGATAGCTGCGGTAAACAGATAACCAAATAGCCGAAGTTAGAAGCACTAAGAATATTAATATTCTCAGGGGGATGTTGAAGAACATACACAAAAGTCTCTTCGGGGTTCTCTCTTTTAAATGTCAAAAACTCTTCTAAGCTTTTGGGTTTATATAGTTCAAATATTTTATTCTTCATTTTATTCTTCCTTCTTGACAACAAAGATAGTCATGATTATATTTTTGTCAAGAAAGAATTTACTATGATTGAACATTATAAATTTAAGACAAAGCCATACGAACATCAATTGAAAGCTTTGCAACGTTCTTGGGACCAAGAAACATTTGCTTTATTTATGGAAATGGGTACCGGAAAATCAAAAGTATTAATAGATAATATCGCACTCTTATATGATAAAGGGGATATACAAAATGTTTTGATTGTAGCACCGAAAGGTGTTTACAGAAATTGGTATGAAATAGAAGTACCAACTCATCTCCCACAACATATAGAACATACTACGGTTTTGTGGGAACCTAGTTTAACTCAAACTAAATTAGCGGAGCTCGATTTACTATCACAAAACGATGGTAAGTTAAAGATATTTATTATGAATGTGGAAGCTTTTTCAACAAATAAAGGAGTTGACTTCGCTGAGAAATTTCTGAACACTACAGTTGGGCGATCACTGATAGGAATTGATGAGTCTACGACAATCAAAAATCCGACAGCCAAAAGAACTAAACATATTTTAAAACTTAGGGATTTTGCAAAGTACCGTAGAATTCTCACCGGATCGCCTGTTACGAAATCTCCACTCGATTTATATTCACAATGTTATTTTTTGGATCAATGGCATTTAGGTTTTGAATCTTATTATGCTTTTCGTTCACGGTACGCGCACATGGTAGAACGAAACTTTGGTGGCCGTCGTGTACAGATTGTTGGATCTTATCGAAGACTCGATGAACTATCAGACAAACTAGAAAACTTTTCTTATCGTGTTTTGAAGAAAGATTGTTTGGACTTACCAGAAAAAACATTTGTTCGAAGAACAGTCGAACTTACTGATGAGCAAAAAAAATTATATATATTGATGCAGAAAGCTGCGATAGCAGAACTTAAAGGTAAAACCATGAGCACAATGAATGTCATTACACAGATGATGCGTTTACATCAAATTATTTGTGGTCATTTTAAGGCAGATGATGGTAGCGTCACTGAGGTCAAAAGCAATCGCATGAATGAATTGTTATCAATTTTAGAAGAAACGGAAGGTAAGGTCATTATTTGGGCAAATTATGTGCATGACATAGAAAAAATCGTTGAAGTCTTGAAAAAAACCTACGGAGATGACTCTACAGTGGCATATTACGGTGCAATTGATGCAAACACACGTCAGAAAAATATTGCTCTGTATCAAGCGGAAAATGGGAATACTAGGTATTTTGTTGGAAATACACAAACTGGAGGCTATGGAATCACTCTTACGGCCGCAAACACAGTAATCTACTATTCTAACAACTATGACCTGGAAAAAAGATTACAATCGGAAGACAGAGCTCACCGAATAGGTCAAAAAAACATCGTTACCTACATAGACTTGATTGCAGAAAAGACTGTTGATGAAAGAATCGTCAAAGCCCTGCGTGATAAAATAGACATAGCCAACGAGATTATGGGTGAAGAACTATTAAATTGGATTAAGTAGTAAGATGATTTGCTGGGGCGTATTTAGTTTTATTGTTTTCATCTTTGTAGGCAATTAAATATTGTTTCCTATTATCATTACCTTTGTGAGAACAATGTATCCAACCACTGTTCGGATCTTTGCCATCAAAAAATTCTAAGATTAATTGATCATAAACTAAGTTTGCATGTATCCAATCAGCAACTTCTTTGTTAGAGATTCCAGGTATCTCAAAGTCTGCAGCTTCACCTTTCGCGTGCTGAGAGTTCGTAGATGAACCAATGGCTACACACAACTCAGGACTTCTAAATCCAGATGTAATAATAACAGGTCCTCCAAAATTATCTCTGACAGGCTCTAAGATATTAGCGCAAATCATTTTCATATTATATAACTGAGCATCATCAGGTTCATTCTTGATACCTTTTCTTGCTGCTGTTTGTGACTTAATAAATTCTTGATAACTAAAGTGTTGTGATAGTTTCATTTTAACCTCCGAATATAGGATCATTAGATCCAAATACTTGCTGTCCTTTCTGTGCTATTGCTTGTGTGTTTAAATTACTACTTGGTCCTACAATAGTAGGAGATACACCCGGTACATTACTTTCCATATATTTCTCATAAGTGTCACCAGGATAAAGCCTATTTGCTTGTTTAAATATATTTGGAATTTCGGGTAAAGAATTCATTAATAAAGGCATTCCTTGAAGAAGAGAAAAAATATCATTTATATAAGAATCTACAATTTCAAAAGGATTTTGCACTCCGATCTCTTGAGCATTTTCTTGAAAAGCTAATCTAATTCCTCTTGATATTTTTAAAGGTCTAAACTCACCATTAATCATGGCGTTGAAATCTCTATTTAATCCTCGTTTAATAAATGCATTTTGTAATAATTCAGGATTACCCCCCAATTTAACTCCTGCTGAATAGTCTCTTCTTAGTTCATTGTAGCTGTTATATAAAGCTTTGTTAGCTTCTATATATCTATCCACAATATCCTCTGGCTGTACGACACCACCTTTTAATAAAGGAGAAGTAAATAATTTTCTAGAATTACGAACTCTTTCTTGGAAGTCTGCAATTTTAAAGTTAATCGCTCTTTCAGGATCTACATCAATTGCTCTAAAACCAAATAAACCTGCCGCTTCAGAACCTACATCATATGTTTGTCCATAATCGTTAACGTCTGCATCAGCTCCTCTTCTAACTACATCAATAGGTTTAAAAGCAATATCTAATCTTTCAATGGCAGCTAAAGAACCAGGTAATTGAGTGCTCATTAAATGTTTTAACATGTTATACATTTTTTCACCATCAGGTGTTTCTGGTGTATATAATACTTTTCCTTGTTTAGTTACACCGTTTCTGGCCCATATATCAAATAAAGCCTCTGTCCAAAGAGATTCTGAAAGAAACGGTTGACCGAGTTCTTTTGTAGCATTAATAAGACCTTTCATAAAATCATCCATAATCCCATCTTCATCATTTCGACCTTCTGCTACCGCGTTTATAACTGTTTGTATAGGTCGAGTAAGAGTGTCATAAGCATTAGTGTGAGAAAAATCTATGTATTTTAATTTACCTTCTTTAGTTTTTATTGGAATTAAAACAGAATTTTTTGACCAATCCGCAACATATCTTTTTAATGCTTCCATTTCTTCTTCTGTAACATCGTATAAGTTTTGAAACATTTCTTGTACACCATAAGGAACTCCAACAACAGTCGTTCCAAATCCAAATAATCTCGCTAAACCAATACGTCGTAAAGGTTTTACAAGTTCTCCATTATCGTTTGTCACTTCTGTTGTAATTTCTCTAAGAGCTCTTCTAACTATGTTAGGAGCTGTTCTTAATATCTCAGCAGGAAAAGATACAAAATTACCAACAGGTGCTCTTCTTGTATCTTTTGCAAATTGAAACACGTAATCATAATTAGGAACATTATTTCTTACAATGTCTGCTGCTTCATCAAAAATTTCGTCTTTTGTTTTTGTAATACCTGCTGCTTTATAAGCTCTGTCTAATCTTCCTCTTTCTGTAGCAAACGTTGTAATTTTCCAAAAGTCATCTTCTGCTGTGTATAAATCTTCTGATACTCTTTTTATTTTAGAAAGAGTTTTCATCATACGATTAAAACCTTTTATACCACTAAAACTTTTACCATAATCAATATCAGATAGAAGTCCTCTTAAATCATTTAAACTAACGCTACTATTAACAACACCCTTTTCCAACAACTTGGCATAAGCTTTTTCAGCGTCTGTTCCACGTAAAACACTAAAAGTGTTTATAAAATTTTGTGTAAATTCTTTTGGGTTTACGGTAACTCCAGGAATAATTCCATTGGCCGCGGCAAACGCTCCTGCGCTTATAAAGTTACGTACATGAGTTAGAGGTGAAAAAATTGTTTTAGCTATTTGTGATGTGGCTTTAGGATATAAAAATAAATGATTATAAATTTCTCGGCCCAAACCTCTAGTTATTTCAGTTGACTCTGTCATCGCTTCAAAAGTTAAACGATCAACATATTTGTATTCATCGAATAATTGATTTGGTCCCACAGCATACTTACCACCTCTGTCTATACCCACTAATCGAACAACATTATTAGATCCTAAAGCCCTCTCTGCAGCTCCCTTTGTTTTAAAAAACAATCCAGGTTTGCCTGCTTTTTTAGCTCTGTTATTTGCGTCTAATAATAAATCATAAAATTCATTTCCTCTAAGATGTCCTGATATTCTTTGAGTTCCTGCTAATATAGTCATCATGGGATTAGAATAATCTTTTAACACTTTTCCATTTATTTCTACATCTTTTCCTAATAACTGAGAAAATATTTCTTTTTTCTTTGGATCAAGTGTTTTCCCTAAACTAACATAATCTTTTTTATTCATTGTGTTTGAAAAACTATCAGCCGTTGTTTTCCCTGCAAAATAGTCTGGTAATTTAAAAATAGGAGCAGGTCTGTAATCATCTCTTAAAAACATACTTTCAAAGTTGTCGGGTAATTTGGTTCCTTGTTCTCCTGTTTTTAAAATTGTATTAATATCACTTAACGCTTGCTCTCTAGTTAAAATTCTTCCTGTTTTTCTAGCTTCTGCTGTAAATACATCAATTGCTTTTTCAATAATTTCTTCAGAAGGTTTATAATTTACTAACGGAATTAAAGAATCGTTTTTAAAAATATCATAACTGGCGTCTAAATAATCTCTAAATTTGTCACTAAATTGTTTTTCAAATTTTTCAAAATCTTTATCTTTTAATTTTCCTCCAAGTCTAGAAAACATCTTTCCCCATTCGGATCGTATTGAATTCAAAGAATTAATTATGCCTTTCATATTTTTAGTCCCTGCACCACTATCAGATAAAAATTTTATAAGTTGATTAACTTTGTCTCTATCCATTTTACCAAAATCAACTTTTGTAATATTTTCTTTTGTTTTTTTATCTACCGTTCTACCGACTTTTAGATTTTTTTTTGAAAACAAAGCTTCGTTAATAAAAGAATAAGCTTCTCTTCTTTGTTTACCTTTTGCTTTTTTGTTTAAAACATTTTTCCAATAAGGAAAAATAGCGTCTATGTTTTTATCTAATCTGTTAGAAATTTCTTGAGCTATGTATAAGTCTCTAGACTTTTTTCCTTTTTGAGCTCTTGTTGCTTGAAAATATTCTTGTGTTGTTTTTCCAGAAGCTCTAAATCCTGCTCCTATTCTACCTAAAAGTCTATCAATAGCAGAATTACTTCTTAATAAATTATCTGTTCTTTTTGCTAATTTCTTTATTGTAGCTCCTGTGCCTCCTATTAATCCCGTGAACAAAGCACCTTCTGTACCAAATTTAACTCTGTTAATTAAGTCTCTTGCTGGATCGTTTTCATCCCCTCTAGACAAGGCTAAAAAATCTACAGGTCCTCCTTGAAAAGCATCACTAATAGTTCCAACATTTTCTACATCTGCAACAAAAACACCCTCTGCAGCTCCACCCACAAAAGCACCTGTTCCAAATTTAATAGCTTTTTCTTTTTTATTTAATTTGGTAGCTTGATCTCGATATCTTCTTAACTCTGTAAAATCCATATCTTTCTTATTTAAAGAAAAATATGTTTTAGCTTTTTTAGCACGAAGAGCTTTCGCTGCAAGACTTGTTCCTTTTGTAAACGCTATACCCCCAGGAATACCTATATTAACTAAAGTCTCTGTTATCCTACCTGCTGTAGTGGCTTCTGCTATTTCATCAAAAGGATTAATATCATCAAAAAATTTTTCTACTTGAGCTGCTGTATTTGTATCTGCTCCTAAATCATAAAGCTCTGCTCCTAAAGAAACAATGCCTTCTGGGATTTTAAATACACCAGAGGCTATTCCTGCTAAGACAGACTCAATAGTTCCTATGTCTGTTTCAGGTTCATCAAGCCCTTGTGAAGGAACTTCAGAAACACCTACATTAATCTTTCTACGTTCTTCATCTAGAAGATTATTTAAATAAGACGCTCTAGACAATTTTATTATTCTCCATAAACATACTGCTTAACTGCCTTAACAGAAGCAGCAGGATTGTTTTGATCAAAGTCAAAAAACTTGTCTGTAGTATCTCCTTTTTTCTTTGCAATAAAAACTAAATTTATAGGGTCCCAAACTATTTCTCCTTCTCCAATTTCATTTCTAACTCTTTTATTGTCTTTATTAAAAGAATATTTTGCTACAGGAATTTGATAATTTGTTGCTAAAAACGCACCTTGTCCATAACCAGCAGCATTATCAGCAATAAATGAATTTATGTTATCTTGAAAACCTTCTGTAAATTCAAAAATCTGTCTACCTGGTGTATAGTCTTTTTGAAAACTAGTTCCTACCGGAGCTAATCTATTTATCGATTCTTCAACACTTAAATTACCGCCATCAGGTGTTTGTAAATATTCTATATTTCTCATCAAAGTGGTAGGTGTATTTAATTTCAGTCTTTGTTTTCTCATTTCAATTTCTTCTTGAATCGCTAACAATTTAGCTTGTCTATCTGTATCATCTCGAGTTGCTTCTCCCGCTCCTGCAATTGCCTTTGCGTAATCACCCTCTAACAACCCTGGAGCAGCTGCTATTAAAGCATCAAAAAATTTATCTTTTTTACTTTTACCTAACATTTCTTCATATATTTTTGCTCTTTCTTTTATTTCTTGTTCATTAAAATTATATAAATCATCATCATCAAATAGATTATTAGGAGAAGGGTCGTCTTTTGGTGTTTCTACAACTCTTCCCGCAGTTATTCCTTCAGGATATTCTCCAATATCAGTTTTAATTTTTTGATCGTTTGTTTTTGTTGTGTCATCCTTTGTGGTAGCATCTGTGGTATCTGTAGTGGTTGTCGCTGTAGTTGTGTTATCGGTTGTATCTGTAGTTTTTTTATCTTGAGTTCTAGACATTTGTCCTGCGCCAACATTTTCTCCCTTAAATATGTTTTTTAAAAAACCTAAAACATCAAGCGGTTCTCCACCCGGTTCAACTCTCACACGACCATAATTTTGATCACCACCAACAATTCCTGCCGTTGAATACCCTATTCTATTTTCAAGACCAGATGTGATGCCTGTGCCTTTACTGTTCGCTCTTCCACCACCACGAAACATAGGTCTTTTTAAAATTCTACTCATTGACCAAATACTCCTAAGTTACCTAAGATTCCTGTTAATCCCGCTCCTACACCTAAGATTTGAGATAATGGACTTGGAGGTGGAGTTGTGGTTGTTTGGAAAGTTTGCTGTGCAGGATATCCACCAATCAATCCTGTTAATTGTTGACCCACAAAACCTAATCGTTGTTGTTCTTCAAACGCTCGTTCTCTTTCAGCTTGTGCAGCGGCATCAAGAACAGCTTGTGATTGTAATTGTTGTTGCTGTCCTAGTTGTTGTAACCCTGAAATCTCTTGTTGCGCTAATTGTGGGGCTAGTTGTGCTAGTCCTTGTTGTTGTTGTGATAACGCTTGTTGTTGTTGAAATGTTTGTGCGGCTTGTTGTTGTGCTTGTTGTAAAGCTTGTGCTCTAAGTTGTGCTTCCAATTGAGCTTTTCCTAATGCCGTTGCGGCATCAAATTCTGCTTCTTGCACCGCTTGACGACCACCACCAAAAGCACCTAATTGTGCAGCGCCTGTCCCTATTTGTTGTCTTGCGATATCACGTTCTCTTTGTAATGCAGCGAGAGAGGTGTCAATTACTTCTTGTTGATACGGAGACATAAATTCTTGATAGGCTTGTGGTCCTACAAACTGTCCTGCTTCTGTAGCTTCGGCACCGGCTTGAGCTAGAAAAGGTTCAAACGCTCCAAGGCCTGAGGCTTGTTGATACGCTTGTTGTTGTAATGGGTCTTGTGCAGCAACACTAGGAGCAAAGGCAGCAGTATCAATAGGTTGCCCTAATAAAGGCATGAGTTTTTCTGTTAGTGTTGTTCCCGCCGCCTCTATAAACGGCGCGGGTTTCGTCGTGGTAATTTGTTCTTCTGCCATTACACTCTAGCCTCCAATTTATTCATCAAATCATACATTCTTTTCGCCCCTTTGTTAACACTTCCTCCACCGGCAGCTCTTACTGCATCAGCGGTCATGACAAATTCGTTCTTTGATAATCTTGCAGGGACATCGTCAGCTTTTTCTTTTGCACCAATCGGCACAAAACCACCACCTCGTAAATCCATTTCAGCAGGCATACCACCCATTTTTAAGTTCATGATACCACCGTCTGCTTTGTAAATACGTCCGCCCATGGCTTCTTTGACACGGCCCTCTTTTCGTGGTTCCATAATCTGATCAATCATTTCATCTTCCATAGAGCCTTCGGGTGGATTAAAAGGGTCCATTCCTATTTTTTTCATATATTCGTTTAATTCTTTTGTGGCTTGTTTTTCTGCTGCGTCTCTTACTTTATTCAAATAATCTTGAGAAGGATAATCTTCAGCATCTACGTTTTCATTAAAAAGAAAATCAGCTCTGTTTTGTCTCATCTCTTCTAATCTTTCCGCAGGAACTTCAACATTAAATAATCTAGCTAAAATATTTTGCATAGTGCTACCACCAATTTTATAACCCACACGAGTTCCCATCAAACCACCATTTGCAGCATATCCTAATTCATTTAATTTTTCATCAATTGTGTTTTGATCAAACCCGGCAAGGCTCATGTACCTTGTTATGTAATCTACTCTTGTTTGAATATCTTCATTACCTGCAGCTTTTTGCTCTTCTAAATATCGTTCATACTCTTCATTTGCTTTTCTAGCCGCATCTCCTGCTGCTTCTACTGTGCCTGCTGTTAAAGGAATGGAAGCCGCGGTCGACACTTCACCAAGAGTCATACCACCAATTTTATTTGGAGATAAATATCCACCTACTTCTTTTGCAAGTGGAGCATCTAATCCAGATAAAAGTTCTCCACCACCCGCTAACAATCCCGATATACCTGCTGATACAGGATTAATTTTTTTTCCTAATAAAGCTTGTGTACCTATGTTAGCAAAACTCCCTGCTAAACCTTTTGCCAAAGGAGCGCTACTTAAAAAAGCTGTTAATCCTTTGCCAGCTCCCATCTTAGTTGCAAGAGCTCCTAAACCCTTTCCAACCAAAGGACTTAAATAAGGTGCACCGAATGTAGCTGCAATATAAGGTAATGCAGGTTTTATCTCGTTAGGGATAATATCATCAACAACCTTAGTAATAGGTTTTAATGCTTTTTTAATTGACCCCATAATGTTCCTTTGTATATCTAGTTACGACTCTTGTAATAACTTCATCGTCACTTACACGTAGCCATTTTACAGGTTTATTATACCCTAATAGATTAGTAAAGTATTCTTTAGTCCATTTCATAACAGATTTCACATCATCAATACAGATAGTATCAATGTGCCAAGGGATGTCTCCACTATTGTAATCTTCAGGGTTTAGTTCTGCGGTTGTCATAAATCTTTTCTCTGCATCCTTGTTTAAAAATGCCCAATTCGTAAAAGCAAAAGGTAAACCATTT